TGATAATTATATTTTTGAGAATCCTCTTTACTCTTATTGCATTTACTGCAGAAACTAGCCATGGATCCAAATACCATTATGTCTGAGGGAACGTTAATCGACTGACAAATTATTACTGTTGATCTTTCCATAAATTCTAACCGTTTGCTCTGTAAATAAAACTTTTGATTGTAGCATTAAAACGTGGCTTACTATTATCTTATTCATCCGCTTGAATCTTCGTTGCCTCTGTGGTAAGTAATTTCTAATCTCTTTCTATCAAATACTAATTTGTAGGTTATGGATCCCCAAGATCCTCTGCTTTCACCCGAGACTATCTTTGTGTCAAATACCCAATCCATGTACCGGTTTCCGGTTGCGCCTAATTCTGTGTAAGCGGCTCCATCCTGAATCACTTGCTGTAAATCGTAAATTGATTTAACCTCTTCTTTTAGGTTGTCAAACTGACTAGCCTGAACGTATATTGTTCCCTGTTCCTCAATCAGATAAATAGCTAATCTATTTCTTTGGAAGTTTTTTTCTGCTAACATGGTAGCTAGCACTTTACACTCTTTGTCTGTTAAAATATTCATAGCTTTTTATTTTTCTACTGCTTTAAAATGTTCTTTATTATAAAATACCAAATCTATTTTTCTGCTTTTGAACTGCTCAAGTGTTTGGTATATTTCGTGATCCTGTTGGATCTCTGAGCAATCCACATAAAGCACCACACCGTTTTTAAATATTCCCATCAACTCATTTTTGATGTTATGCACTAATGTCTTATTGTGAACTATCACTTTACTGGCGCTCATACCTATTGTGTTCCGGTGCAATCCTTTAGTAAAGAAGTGAAAACAATCCAGTTCACTGTGTTTTGCTTTCGGCTTCATAAAGCCTGTCGAAATTCGATTACGCTCAGTGGCATTTTGTTTTGCCATCTGCGTTCTTTTTGTGTTTTCGTTCATAGTTATAAATTTTTGTTCAGTTGTAAATCTATATTGATATAATTATAATACCAAGTATAATTTACTTTATTTTAGAATAGGATTAAGAATTTTTATTATTTATTAATGCTTAATCCTCCTTTACATTCTGCTCCTTTTACTTTTCTAAATCCGAAAGTAGTTAAGAAGCTGTTTACATAGGATGTAGTTGTCGCTGAGTAGTAGTCATAAACTACAGCTACATTTCCATTAATTTCAGCTACTACCGTGCCATAGCTTTTTAGTCTGACTGTACCGTGTAAAGTACTTTCGTAATATGCTTTACCGTAAAATGATTTACTTCCGTTTGTTGGTTTTAATTCTGTCATGGTTTTGTGTTTTTGTTTTTGTGTTTGTTTTAACTTATTGTAAATCTAAGAAGATATATTAAGAATACCAAATGATATATCTATTTATTTTAGAATATGTTTAAATGTCCACAAAGTGACCACAAATGTCCACACTAATAAACTACCATAAAACAGGCGGCATAATGCTCTTCTTTTTGGATTCCCAATACATCCGCATCATTATAGCATCTGCGTAATCTGGTGATCTGTTTAGGATTTGTTTGAGATCTTTTTTAGGTGTGACTTGTAATCTATTATCGGTACCTAGTGAGTCGTTACGAATTGCTGTCAACTCATTGGTAATATCTTTCCGGTGCCGATCTTCGATTAAACTAAAGTCCAGTTCTCCTTTGTTCAGCTTTTCGCTCAGCTTAAAGAAACACTGTGATTTAAGGTTACTGTAATTTTCTTTGTGAAATGGTGCTGCATTGTTCCGGAAGCTAACCGCGCCTCTAAGATAACCAGTAAGGAATTGACCGATACCGTCACCATCGTAGATCGTGTTGCTTTTTGGTACGCGGTATTGATTACCGATTTCCTTGATTACCTGCACAACTTCGTCCGGATCGCACTTGTCAATCGAGACAATCTTGAGCACTTTCAAGCCTTGCCAAACAGCTATCACGAATTTATCTGATCCCTGTAGTGCAATATCTGCTGATATAAACCTTGCTTTTGTGTCTGGTTCACGGTTGTTGCTGTAAGCTCCGACAACCTGCTCATAAGGAAACAATTGACCGTCCTCGTCCTCGAACTCCCAATTACCAAACAGTAACCTCTGCTTAATACTATTTTCAAGATCGTTAAGGGCTTCAATATAACTCGCAGGTAAGTGAGGGTTGTCCGTGGCTAAACTCTGTACAAAGGCTCGTTTCTCTGGTAGGCGGTTCTCACGGCTTGGTATATAGAACTGGTTATAAATCCATCCCCTTGCAGGGTTACAAGTAAACAGTGCTGTAGGGAAAATATTAAACTCGTCTAACTTATACCGGATCCGTGACATGAGGACTTCTTTACATCTAGCCTCAATTTGTACTGCTTCATCCACGAACGCACCGGATATTTCAAGTGATCCAAGGTAATCGTAGTTAGGATCTGAGGGAACTCTGGCTAAATCTTTGAATAAGATCACTGAGCCGTTGCTTAGACGTATAACGAAGTCGCTATTATGAACAGTAAAATGAGTGCCTTTTTTAAGCCCTTGAAGCTTTAAGCATTCAAGCATAGTTACAAAGGTTGTCTCCCTCAGTCGCTTGAGTACTGATCTACCTACCAACCACCTAGTGCCACTGTACTTCATGGCTGATTTTAGGATCCAGTAACAACCGAGCAAAGACTTACCACCTCCTGCACCACCGCCATAAGAAACCTCTTTTGTGGTGCCGTCCTCTAATAGATCTAATGCTCTTGTTTGCTTAACAGTTAGCTTCATTTTTATTATTTAAAGAAAGTAACTTGCAATATAGCTTGTGTTAATTGTATTCTTCCTCGTTATCTTCACTTTCAACCACTACGGCTGATGAGGTCTGGATCATTTTATCTGCTTTACTACTCTCCGGCTCTCCAACTTCTATGTAGGTCTTTTCCTCATTCCATACAACTTCTGCTGAGTGATTATGTGAGAATTGCTCCACGTAGCCCCTATGCTTCATTTTCGTCTTAGCATAGAACATCATCATAGTCGGGTTGTTGTCAACAAAGATCTGTCCTAGCATCTTGCTTTCAACATCATCATGTAGCGCATCTTCTATTTCTTCAACACCTTTTTTAAAGGAGTCAAATTTGTCTAGCCAGTTATAAAACGTTTGCCTGCTAATATCAACCGCTTTGCACGTAGCGTTTATATTGCACATCTTTTTCCTAAATACCTCTAGGAACTTACTTTTCTTTACTTCTGTGTTATTCCTTGCCATTTTGATCTAATTCATTTTCAATTGCTAACTGAGATAATTCAGCCATTTTAAGTAATGCTATTGCCAAAGACTTAATCTTATACTTTGTGCTGATCTCTCCGCTTATTTCTAAAAACTTCTCCATTGCAGGTTTCGGTAATAAGATAGTTTCTTCTTCTGCTGATGTGGCTTCCTCCACTTGTTCGCAGACCTGTTTAAAGTACCTTTCATCCGGCTCAAAGAAAGTTAGATTATAATTTACTATTTCATGAGTCGGCTGTACTATGTCGTAATCAAAATCCGTCACTGATTTCAAGTATTCCTCATTTACAAAGGCGTATCTCTTTTCCTCAGCATCAGATATGTCGCTCAGTAATTCACGTAAAATCTGTTCATCGTCCTTTCCTACTAAGGTGTTCTGGGATATTTGTTTTGCTCTTTTTTCCGCTAGTGTTAATCCATGTTCAACCAAGATATGTATTTGGCTTACGCCTGCCATTTTCGCTGCCTTGACTCTGTGGTTTCCCGATATTACTTCGTACCTGTCTTTTACTTCCGGATCTGCACCTAAATTTCCGATTAGTATTACTTTGTTTATTCCAGTCATTTTGTTTTATTTAAAATGGTGTGTTTTGTTTTAATGGTTTTATTAAATGAGGTCTTAGTTTTTTTAGTGAATAGAATTTCCCTTTAATATTATACCCGATCATACCGTTTTTAGTCACTTTTTTAATTCTCCTACCAGATTTCAAATTAAAACATTCTCTATGTTGATTAAACACATAGTTAGGTTCAAAATCAATTTGAAATAGTACCGTATAAGTCACTGAAAACGTGTTCATTAATAGGATGTAAAGTGGTTTTTATTCGGTTGTTATGCGTAATGCCTT